GAAATCTACGGCTCGAACATCTTGAACACGGCCACAACCTACAACGCCAACATTGGCGGTGACGGTGTCGCGCTTTGCTCGACCGCTCACCCCATCGATGGTGGAACGGTTGCCAACACGCCGTCCACTCAGGTCGATCTGAACGAAGCCACCTTGTTGAATGCGATGATTTCGATCCGCACAAACTTCAAGGATCAAGCCGGCCTGAAGGTCTTCGCCCGTGGTCGTAAGCTTATCGTCCCGCCGCAGCTTGAGCCTGTCGCTATTCGCCTCACCAAGACGGAACTCCGTCCGGGTACGGCTGACAACGACGTCAACGCTATCCTCAGCACCAGCGGGGGTCTGCCGGAAGGCTACATGGTCAACGACTTCCTGACGTCGGCCTATGCTTGGTTCCTGCTGACCAACATCGACGGCCTGTCGTACATGGAGCGCGTCAAGTTTGAAACCGACATGCAGGTCGATTTCGTAACCGACAACCTGCTGGTCAAGGGCTACGAGCGTTATAGCTTCGGCTATTACAACTGGCGTTCGATCTTCGGTTCTTTCCCGACGTCGTAATTTAGGAATAGAGAGGAGACAGCTCATGTCTATTTCTGCTTTTGCGGGTCCTCTGGTTAGCTTTGGCCAGTCTGCGAATGACTCGGCTGGCCAAAACCCAGAAGTTGGTCCGTCGTTGTTCTTTGGTGGCGCGGGGATCCTAGATCCTCGCCTTCCATTTTCATACGCGCCCGGTCAAGATTTCGGCGCTACTACTGCTGGGTTTCTTGGTATACAGGACGTGGTGTCTTTAAACATTGTGCCCTACACGCTTAATACTTCGGCTCTTGCCGCTTCTGCCAACACGACTGCCAGCACGGCAATGACCTTGGCATCTTCTTCTTCGGCCTCAACCGGAGTTGCAGTTGCCCAGAGCATTGTCCGCTCTGACACCGGTGCTGCCGTTACCGGCCTTCTTGGAATTGACGCCTTCACTCAGGTGACGGGCTATATCTCAAATGGCACAAGCGGAACTGCTGGTAACATCCTGATTGTCTCTGCGGCTTCTGCTGGTCAGTTGACAATCGGCATGGTTATTAGCGGTACAGGCATTGCTGCTAACACAACGATCACCGGTTACGGCCCGACTGTTAACGCCACAGACGGCGGTTCTGGTGACGGCTATACTGGTTCGTACACAGTTAGCGGCAATCCTGTTGCTGCTGGTACAAGCGCTTCGCAGCTTACGATCTCAGCCTCTTTGGGCAACTCAACACTGAACGCTATCGCGGCTGAACGTACTCCGTTTGGCTCTGCTGGCACCATTCAGCTTTGGAACCCAATGGCTTTGACCGCCCGCGCTGTGTCCATCACTACCAGCGTTGCCACTGTCGGCACCACCAACGTCTTTACGGTGGCTGGTTACGACATCTATGGTTACCCAATGTCTGAGGCAATTAGCGTCCCATCCACTTCGGTTTCGGGCACTACTGTTAACGGCAAAAAAGCGTTTAAGTTCATCACCTCTGTAACTCCGTCCGTAACTGATGCGACCACGGCGTATTCAATTGGAACGACTAATATTATTGGTCTTCCAATCCGTTCGGATTTCTTTGGTGATAGTATGTTTGTGTACCCCGGCACTGGTTCCACAAACGTGGTAACTTCGGTAACTGGCTACACGGCTGCTGTAACTACACTGGCCACAACAACAACTGGTGACGTTCGCGGAACATATGCACTACAAACGGCTGCTTCCACCGGAACCAACCGTTTAATCGTTCGTCAATCACCTGCGCTTTACAATATCAGTTCCGCAACGGGACTGTTTGGCGTCACACAGGCATAAGGAGGCTAATATGAAAGGTCGTAAAATGCGCGCATCGGGTGGCGTCAATCAGGCAGCCGAAGATCTTGGCCGCAAGAACATGCGCTACACCTACGAAAGCAACGTCAACGAAGCGGCTGAAAAGCGTAAGAGCGGCGGCAAGGCTGTTGGTAAGGTGAATGGCATGGACGCCATGCACCATGCTGGCCGCAAAGCCCGCAAGTCTGGCGGTTCTTGCGATAGTGGCAGCCCGTTCAGTTCCGCTCGTCAGGGCACCCCCGCAAAGGGTCGCAATGTCAGCGGTTCGATCAACTGATCGCTAAGGCCTTGTGAAGATAGAACGGGGGCTTAACGGCCCCCGTTTTACTATGGAGCGCGATATGTCTGACACTTGGCAGCGTAAAGAAGGTCAATCCAAATCCGGCGGTCTGAATGACAAGGGCCGCGCCTCGCTTCGCGCTGAAGGGCACGACATCAAGCGCCCGGTCACCGCAGGCGAAGCGGATCGCAGCCCTGCGGCGGCAGAGAGGCGCGACAACTTCCGCTCACGGATGTGCGGGATGAAAGAGAAGCTTACGTCGGCCAAGACGGCGCACGATCCGAACAGTCGGATCAATTTGGCGCTTAAAAGGTGGGATGTGAAGTGCTAGTCTGCCGCCCTGATTGGTGGTAATGTCACGGGGATTTTAGGCTCAAGGCCTTATAAGAAGGGTTCGTTTTATGGCTTCCGGTATCGTCTGCCAGTCCATCACCCGCGTTGGGGTCACTGAGCCGTTTGAGCTTCAGGTTGTCCGCGAACAGATTACGGGCCACTCGGTCATTCTGGTCTCTGGCACGTTTCCGACACTGGGCAATACTCAGGCTACGGTTTGGAACCCCGGCGGCATTTACGTCTACCCCGCAAGCGCACAAGTTATGGTTGTTGCCAGCACCAGCGCGAATGATGCCGCAGCAGGGACTGGCGCTAGGACGGTGGTCGTTCAGGGCTTGGATGCCAATTACAACCAAATCCAAGAGACGGTGACGCTGAACGGTCAGACCGGCGTCAACACTACCAATTCGTTCTTGCGCGTCACGCACATGTATTTGGCAACCGCCGGAACCGGGCTGGCGGCGGCTGGCACGATTTCCGTTGGCACGGGAACTGTGACCGCAGGGGTCCCTGCGGTGGTTTATCTGAACTATTTGGCCCGGTCTGGTGCCACATCCGCCATTTGGACCGTCCCAGCAGGCTACACTGCGTACATTGCCGCAATTCAGTCCTCTTCCGGCAACGCGACCGCTGGCCAGTGGACCAATTTCGGTCTGTATATCGCCTCTTCTCAAGGCGGCCCGCTCGACAGCGCCCTGCAATGGATCTGTGCGAATGGCGGTAACTTTCAAAACAAGTTTGAATACCCCATCCAAATCCCGGAAAAAATTGACTTTGAAATCCGGGCCATCAGCACGACGTCCGCGACGTCTGTCGATGCCAATATGCAGATTGTCTATATTAAGAACGACGGCGCTCTTTAAGGGGTAGGTCATGACCGCAAGCGGCACCTTCAACTACAATCCGTCGCTTGGCGAACTGACGCTCTACGCCTTCAACCTGTGTGGAATTCGTAATACTGCGTTGCTCCAAGAACACATGGAGTCAGCGCGCATGGCAGCAAACCTGCTGCTTGGCCGCTGGTCTTCTGAGGGTGTCAACCTGTGGATGGTCAACCTTCAGAGCGTCCCGCTTGTTCAGGGGCAGTCTACCTACACGGTTCCGGGCAACAACATCGTCATGCTAGACACTTACATTGTCACAGGCGCGGAAGTGTTTACGGGTTCAATCAGCGGGACGACCCTGACCGTAACCTCAGGAACGCCTTCCATAGGAATGGCAATTTCGGGCAACGCAATTATCAGCGGAACCCAGATAACGGCTGGCTCTGGCAGCACTTGGACAGTTAGCAATTCTCAAACGGTTGCTCTGGGCTCCATTATTGGCAAGACGGCTCAGTCGATTGACCGCCTGATCCTGCCGATTGGCCGCACGGAATATGCGTCTTACCCCAATAAGGAACAGCAGGGCTTTCCGACGACGTATTGGCAGAACCGCCAGATCACCAGCAACGTGAACCTTTGGCCGGTTCCGGACGGCACCCAGACGGCCCTTAGCTACTATCAGGTCTGCCAGATCGATGACTCCGACTTTGCCAACGGGCAGACGGTGAACGCTCCAGTCTACTTCCTTGAGGCCTTTGCCTATGGTCTGGCGCAGCGTCTGGCCCTGATGTGGGCACCAGAGCGCGTTCAAATGCTTAAGCCGCTGGCCGACGAGGCATACCAGATTGCTTCAATGCAAAACATTGAAAGCGCCCAGCAGTACATCTCCCCCATGATCTCTGGCTATTTTAGGTAGCATCAATGGCATATGCCTCGCAGTCAGGTCGGGCCAGAACAAGCTCATCCGGGCCGCAGGCGCATGCAATCTGCGACCGTTGCGGGTTCCGGTACAATCACGTCGATCTTCAGTGGCAGTATGACTGGCGCGGCGCTGCCTTGCAGAACATTCGCATCCTTGTTTGCAGTAGCTGCTTGGACGCGCCCCAGACCCAGTTGAGGGCGATTGTGGTGCCTGCGGATCCCGTGCCGGTTATGCAGGCGCGTATACAAGATTTTGCGCAGGCTGAAACCGACTACCAGACGGTCACAGCGCTGCCGATCATTGATCCAACCACAGGCATCCCCATCCCCGTCAATGTAACGCTCACCACGCAGGATGGGCAGAACCTCCTGACGCAGCAGGTTGGGCCTCCGACTGGCTTGACCCAAGGCGCAATTATGCCGCTCGTCGGCAAAGAGCATTTCAGCGTCAAACTAAACCCGCTGTCGATTTCTTCCGTTGGTACTGACCAGATCTCTGTCACGTTTTCGGCGGCTCACGGCCTTGTAACGGACGCGCAGATATCGGTCGAAGGCCTTGCAAACGTGAATGCATGTGGGTTTTACAGCATCACGGTGACAACTGCGACGGCATTTACCTACCAGACGAATAAGGTTATACCCGCTGCATCGTTGCTCACTGCGACGACAAACATGGTCACGGCGCTGGTTGGCCTGCCCTACGGCTTCACCCAGATACCGCAGACGGGGATCTAACAATGGCCAACACCACAATCCCTCAGCTTCCACTTGCCACTGCTTTGAGTGGTACGGAGCAGTTGGAAATTGTGCAGGCTGGTGTTTCGCGTCGCACAACCGCGTCTGCCATTGCGGGTATTGCTGTCGGCCCAACGGGCCCAACTGGCGCTCAGGGCGGTATTGGCCCCACGGGCACCACAGGTCCAACTGGGCCAACAGGCAATCAGGGCACGGCAGGCAACCAAGGGCCTGTCGGCCCAACAGGGGATATTGGTCCAACCGGTGGCGCTGGTCCTACGGGGCCAACAGGTATTCAGGGCGCGCAGGGCATTACAGGGGCCACAGGTCCAACGGGCGCACAAGGTATTACCGGGCCAACAGGCTCATCAGGCCCAATTGGTCCGACAGGTAACACAGGCCCTACAGGCCCTACAGGCCCTACAGGAACAACAGGCGCTGGCGGTCCTACAGGTCCGACAGGTGATGCATCAACTGTTGCTGGGCCAACGGGGCCAACTGGTGCAAGCGGAACTGGGGCTGGTACAGTCACAAGCGTTGATGTCAGCGGTGGAACAACCGGCCTAACGACAAGCGGTGGGCCAATTACCGCTGGTGGTACAATTACAATTGCCGGTACGCTTGCCGTGGCCAGCGGCGGTACGGGTGCAACGACAGCCCCTAACGCGCTGACAAACTTAGGCGCGTATCCCGCAACCAACCCGGCTGGATATACAACAAATGTAGGCACCGTCACGTCAGTATCGGGCGCTGGGTCGGTTAGCGGCCTGAGCCTGAGCGGCACAGTAACTACATCAGGATCGCTAACCCTTGGTGGGACGCTTGTTGTTACTGCCTCTAACTTCGCAGCGCAAACGGCCAACACCGTCCTTGCGGCACCAAACGGCACGTCAGGCGTTCCTACGTTTCGCAGCATTGTCGCCGCAGACGTTCCGACTCTCAACCAGAACACCACTGGAACAGCCTCCAACGTCACTGGAATTGTTGCTGTGGTCAATGGCGGCACTGGCGCAAGTAACGCGGGTACTGCGCGAACAAACCTTACTGCGGCGGCTTCTGGAGCCAATACTGACATCACGTCAATTGCGCTTACTACAGGCACTATTATTACAGCGCCGACTAGCGGTACCGACATCGTTAATAAAACATATGCTGATACCATCGCATCTGGCATTAACTTCCACCAAGCCGTGCGCTTGGCGACTGTTGCGGCTTTGCCCGCCAACACATACAACAACGGCACCAGTGGTGTCGGTGCAACGCTTACGGCCAATGCTAACGGCGCGCTGAGCGTTGACGGCGTGGCTGCCGTTGTGGGCAACCGTATCCTTGTCAAGGACGAGGTGACCCAAGCAAATAACGGCGTTTACGTTGTTACGCAGACTGGTAGCGGTGCGGCTGTCTACATCCTCACCCGCGCAACGGACTTCGACAGCGCTGGCTCTGGCGTTGACCAGATTGACCAAGGTGACTTTTTCCTTGTCACTGCGGGCTCAACATTAGCCAACACCTCGTGGGTACAGCAGACACCGCTGCCCATCACTGTTGGCACGACGGCCATTGTCTTCACGCAATTTGGCGCTCCGATCATTTATTCGGCGGGCACTGGCCTATCTCTGGCTGGTACGGTCTTCAGCATCACGAACACCGGGCTAACGGCCAGTACATATGGCAGCGCGTCATCTGTCCCTGTCATTGCGTTTAACGCTCAGGGGCAGGCCACAAGCGTTACCAACACGTCTATCGCTATTGCAGCAACGCAAATTACGTCAGGCACACTGGCTATCGCCAATGGGGGCACAAATGCCTCTGACGCCGCAACAGCGCTCACAAACCTTGGGGCGTACCCTGCCAGCAACCCAGCAGGTTATACGACGAATGTTGGCACGGTTACCAGCGTCGGTGGCACTGGCACGGTTAGTGGGATCACCCTTACAGGCACGGTCACTTCTACCGGCAACCTTACCCTTGGCGGTACGCTGAGCGTTAACCTTGCTTCTGCGACGGTTACGGGCACTCTCCCGGTCGGCAACGGCGGTACAGGCGCGACTACGCTCACGGCAAATAATGTCCTATTGGGTAACGGCACCAGCGCAATTCAGGTTGTTGCGCCCAGCACGGCAGGCAATGTGCTTACTAGCAACGGCACAACTTGGGTATCGCAGACGCCAGCGGCTACGGGCGCAACTAAGGGGCAGGCCATTGCCTTCTCCCTAATTTTCGGACTGTGAGGAAGTAGGTCATGGCCAACCCGAATATTGTCAACGTCACGAGTATCCTCGGCGACAACAGCAGCACCTCGCTAACCTCGACCAGCGCCACGTCTATCGTGAGCAACGCCGCGTCGAGCGGCAAGGTGTTGAAGATCAACACG